TATCCACCATTGTAGGCGTAATCATCACCGAATAAGTAGGCTGGCTCACTCACTTGCTACCTCCCTCGCCTTAACAAGTATTGCCTTACCCTCTAGCTGGTCAAAGGCTCTCCTGACCGCCCTCTGTAAGCCATTACCTGAGTAGTTAGGTGCGCTATCTTCCGCCAGTATTACGCCCTCCTCTGCCGTATTAAATAGCTTCACACTCACCCTCTTCTCAGGTTCATCAACCTCAGTTGCTACCACAATAAAAGCATAGTTCTTGACCATCACTTAGTAGTCCCCGTTCTTGGTTGATACCCAGCCACATCTATCACACGCGACCTTACCCTCTATGCTCTGACTATCACCACTCATTACGCAACCACACACCCAGCACCTACCATAGCTCATCAGTTCGCCCTCTCCTTCTCTCTCTCAGTAGCATTATCCATTAAGCAGTTATTACATACTGGTTTCTGATCAAGGTAGTTATACCAGTCAGGTTGAGGCACTTGCCACCCACAGAATTGACAGATATTCATACGCTTACCACCTTCTTACTCTCCTCATACTCCCAAGCTAAATCATCTATAAAGAATAGAAAATTAAACTCAGGGTCTAACTCTGCCTTCTCTAACCAAGCAGGTTTATCTTCTAGTTTTTTATTGCCTTGATATAGGTTGTAATCAGAGCAGTTCTTACCGATATAGACCTCAGCTAGATACTCCTCTCCCTCACACTCAAAGGTAATAGCCTTCGTATATTCGGGCATATAACTTTCTTTTATATTGATATTCATTACTCTCTCTCTCCCTCGCACTTGTGCGGGGTATCTTGATTATAGATACTCTCTAGTGTGCCAATTACTTTATTGCCGTATATCTTCCCGCAATTTTTACACTCTCCAATTAGTGTAATCATTTCATTTTCTCCCTCTCTTGCGTTAGTTGAACCAGCCGTTCGGCTGAACTTGTTATCTCCTTCAAGTAATCTAGGCAACCGCACTCTGTAATCAGGGTGAGGTGGTCGCCACAATAAACTGACTGAGCCTTCATACTGATACCTCCTCCTCATCAAACTGAGATACCAAAGTTTCAAATCCAGCATTAGGATTTATATGGTTGGTTGATACCGCGTCAATAAATCGTAATGAGCAACTATCCTCATACCACTCTATTACCTGATTAAACATCTCATCACCAGACATTTGGTCAGCCGTAATTAGTGGGTCGTAGCCATACTCTTTCATTAGCTCCACCTGCTCACTATCCATAAGAATATAAATCTTATGGCAGTTATCCCAAGCGATAGCCTTAGCACTACCCACTCGGTCATTTATTAAATCGTAGTTAATCATTTCTCACTCTCCCAGGTTAGGTCATCTAGGTAATGCTCAAAGCTCATACCACTATGAGCCTCGCTATCCCACTCAACCACCCAAGCAGGTGTCTTATCAGGACTTCTCCAGTAAGTATCGTAGCCATTAAACTCCTCCCAATATAGGGTTAGTTCGTATTGATTACCTTGATAATTGAAAGCGATATACCGCTTCCAACCTGTGCTCTCCTCGCTAGAGTGAGAGATAACTATCTGCTCCTCTAAGTGTTGCTTGATCTTACTCATACTTTCACCTTAGCCTTATCGCTACACTCATTACAAACTATTCCTTTACCAATTACTAAGTGATAGCTAGGTAATCTCTCACCATTACCTAGTGTAATAAATAAGCCCTCGTGCGTAGCACACTCTACGCAAGTAGCTTTCACTCTCTTACTCATACTCTCTCCTCTACTATCCAGTTAGCTACACTCTCTATTGCTTCTCTAACCTCGTGGTATATCTCTCCTGTGAACTCTCCTGCGGTGTAGTCCTCAACCTCAAACCAAGAATTGTTAATCCACTCACCGCCCTCTGCCTCTACCTTAGATAAGTCGGTATCATTTTCAATACCTGCTTCTTTAAGGTCGCTACTGTATCTAATCACTCTATCCTTGTAATTGATACGCATTTCACCGACACAATAAATACCATACTCTCTGCCACCATAGGTTAAGCGAGCTATTAGGTTTATATCGTTATCAGTATAGAAGGCACTATCCTGCCTATCCTCTCTCTCAATATCGTAATCAACTACATCAAGGGCAACGCCCTCAGGTAATTGATACGGCATAGTTTTATTCATACTCTCTCCTATCATTTATTAAGCGTTAGCTCCTTGCTATCGCCCTCTCCTACTGTTAGTAGAATACTACACCACACTCCCCTAGACAAAGAGTGTGGCATAGTTCGCCACTAAATTATTCTGGAATATAGCCCTCTCCTAGTAGCCCCTCAAAGAAGTCCCACACCTCAAGCAAGCCCGCTCTCTCGCTCTCGCTTGCTCTCTCTAACGCTTTATTAAGTGCGCCACCTAGTCGCTGAATATCAGCCTCTTTATAGCCGAGCATTACTTCGCCCCCTCTCTCTCACTCTCTTTTAATTGCTCTAGCTCTCTCTCTACCCAATACCTGTGCCTATCGGATAGGTTTAATTCTTTCAGCATATATTCATAGTGCTCTATCTTGCTCACTTGCTCGCTCTCTCTCATTAGTAATTAACCTCTCTCTCTATCTTGTTGATACAATTACCGCATAATTCACCATAAGCGGTGTTAAATAATCTAACTACTAGCCCGCACTTGTCGCACCTCATAGCCCGCACCCCACGCCCCAGCAGTAGCCCTCACCTGTCCAAAATAGGCGGGAACTAATCAAGTAAAGCCCAGCTAAAAGTGAGAGCCAAAATATCGCCCGCATTAACGCCCTCACTCTGTAATAGTTAGGTGATTTCATTAGAGCCACTCTTGCTTTAGCTTGTAGGCGCTATCGTGGTCATACTTGTCGGAGCAAAATAGCGCAATACTTAAAGAGTAGACAAGGTGAAAGCCCATATCCATACCGCACCCACCCACGCGGACTACTCTCTGCCCGTTGCGCTCTTTAAGTTGCCCCACGCTTGAGGCTTGAGCGACATACCAAGTTATATCCACCACTCGCCCTTCATAATTAGTGCAGACCTTCATATCGCGGGACATACCGCTCCCCGATACCCATTTCAAAATTGTCCACGCTGTCGGGTTTTCTTGACTTGAAAAAACCTTGCGTAGAAAATCCTTAGCACTCTCCTGCTCTTGCTCTCTCTCTTGCCTTTTAGTAAGAGTTTTCACACTCTCCCCCTATCGTCTAGTTAAGATTACCGATTTAGTAATCTACCGCCCTCTCCCCTAGTGTAGCAGGAGAGAGGACAGAAAACCACTAACCTAGATTATGCCGTTAATATAATCCAATAAATCGCTATAAGTAGAGTTCCCTCTCCCATACTCTCTTACCAGTTCCACCGCTCCCTCATCTTCTCTTATAGCTTCAAGTAATAAGTCGGGAAGGGTATTTAACTCTCCCGCGATACTCTCTAATAATTCAATAGTGCTCATTAGAACGCCCCCTCTAACTCTCTCACTTGCGCTAACACTTGATTAGGTGAGCCGTAAGCGGTAAGGCTAACGCCCGCCCGCTCATAGGCTTTAATTATCCGCTTTACTTGCGCCTCACTTAATTGCGCCTCCACCCACACTTTACCGCCCTCTTCCGCTAGTAGTGTCGTAGTCTTGAATTGCTTAGCCATTACTTATCCCTATCTCACTCTTCCAGTTTAGGAGAGTGCCACCGCCCACCCGTAAGGGTGAGCGATAGCCCGCCACTAAACTTAGATTAGTTGGATATTCTGCTCATCTTGGCAATCATCACAATCACCCAAGCAACATTCGCAACTACTTTCGTAGTCGTGGTCGCAACACTTAGGGTCAAACAGGGTTATATCCTTTTCACTAGCGCAATATGAGCCGTCCCAAGTGCCAAGGTCAATCCCTTTATCAATATCTAAGCCAAGTTTTTTAAACTCTTTTAGGCTTAATTCAAGGCGGGCGATTTCAAGGGCTACCCCTTCCCAACTAGCCCCGCCACCTTCAAACTCTTTTAAGATACGATTTGCGGTAGATTTTAGAGTTTCGTTAGTGTAATAGGATTTCATTATTTCACCCCGCAAGCGGTTAGAAAACGGGCGCGGTCAAAACGGGGATTATCTTGCTCTAATTTATCTGCTAAGTTTTCTGCTAAAATCTTAGCAAGGTCATCACCAGCAGAGCGGGCAAAAACCTCCGCTATCATTTGATAATCTTTTCTAGTCATTTATTTATTCTCCTCTTAGGCTCTTAATTGGAGCGGTCTGCTCCAATAAGTAAATAGTAAGGGACACTACCCCATTAGTCAAGTATTAAACGATAACGAAATGATAACGATTTGCTGAGATTGGGCTGGGATTTGGCTGGGTTAAACCTAAGGTAGAGGGTTAGGGCTGGCGGGCTGGTGAGGGCTGGCAACTGTTAAGGGCTGGCAGAATAAAGCGGTTATTTAATTTAGGCAGGGGGTTAGATTAGCCGTAGCGGTAGCAAGCCCTTACACCCTTACCAATACCCTTACAGGGCAGGGCAGGGGGTGGGGGTCTGCCGTAATGAGCCAATAACCGACCCTAGAGTGTTAAAATCGGGCGCGGATGTTACTGTACTCCCCAAATAAATATATTTCCTAAAGTGAAATTAGCTAGTCCGTAATGTCCGTTTTGATATACTTTGTATGTGAGGTGTACCACATTTATAAAGATATTTTGTGAGAAAACGGGAAATGACCTATTTTTCCCGGCTTATATATAGTAGGGGAGTAAAACGGGGTGTGATGAGTTTTACGACCAACATCGCTACGGCCTAAGCCTCCGCGATGCCCCTAAGGGCGAGCGAGGCTTTACCCCTCACTTCGCTGTAGCTCGTTCGGGAGCGTAACGCTAAGTGCAGCGAACCGAACAGCACACACACACTACGCGGCAGGTGTATTAGATTGATCGCTCCACTATCAATTTTCCTCCCCACTAGGTTAAGTTATCTCGTGGAGTTATCCACAGGACTATCCACAAAGGGGATTTAATGGCTGAGAACTCAGCAGATATTGCAAAGAGAATTATTCTCAATTGCGTTGCCGAAGCTTTCACTATAGAAGAGGCTTGTAAGTCAGCCGGCAAATCTATGAAGACCTACGAGTACTATCGTAGAACTGACAAGGTCTTTGCTGACAAGATAGACAGAACTAGGCTAGGTCTTAAGGACAAGCAGTTCGCATCAGGTGATGCTCACGATCTATCCTTCGCAGAGTTTCGTCAGCGCTACCTCCACAATAGAACCTTCCCCCACCAACAGAACTTGGTGGATGTGATAGAAGGTCAAGATCCTTCCTGGTATCACCCATCTATGAAGTTTGAAAAGGGTGTAGCTGAAAATAGAATCTTAATTAACATTCCACCAAACCACGCCAAGTCAATCACCATCACAGTTGATTATGTAACCTGGCAGGTTTGTCGCAATCCTAACTTTCGTATCCTTATAGTCTCCCAAACCCAGCGCTTAGCAGCAGACTTTCTCTACGCTATTAAGCAACGTTTAACGCATCCTATGTATGAAGATCTACAGACTGCCTACGCTGCTGGGGTTGGGTTCAAATCTAAGTCAGCATCCTGGCAAGCAACTCGCGTTACCTTCGGCGATGAGTTGCGTGAATCATCAGAGAAAGACCCCAACATAGAAGCAGTTGGTATCGGTGGTCAGATCTACGGTAAGAGAGCCGATATGATCATCGTAGATGATGCTGTTACTTTATCTAACGCAAATGACTTTGAACGACAGATCAAGTGGCTAACCCAAGATGTCCGGTCTCGTCTTAACCCAACAGGTAAGTTAATTATCATTGGTACTAGAGTTGCTTCCGTTGATCTATATAAAGAATTACGTAACCCTGATAGGTATCCCGGTGGTATAGTTCCTTGGACCTACCTAGCAATGCCAGCATTATTAACTGCAGATGAGGATCCTAATAAGTGGGAAACTCTATGGCCTGCCTCTGATCAACCATTTGATGGACAAGCTGAAACGGATAAAAACGAAGATGGCTTATACCCAAGATGGAATGGGCGCAACCTTTATAATGAACGACAGAGTATGGACGCTTCAACTTGGGCGCTCATTTACCAGCAACAAGACATCTCTGATGATGCAGTTTTTGACCCTGTGTGCGTTCGCGGCGCTATTGATGGTATGCGTAAGAGTGGTCGCCTTACCCCAGGTCATCCTGGTCACCCAAAAGATTTAAACGGCTTTTCTATAATCTGTGGTCTAGACCCAGCAATGATTGGGGATACTGCAGCTATCTGCTATGCGATAGATCGCATTAACCATAAGCGTTATATAGTAGATGCTATAAAGATTACTAGACCTACTCCAGCACAGATCAGAGATCT